GTAGCGTTACTTCCGCAAATAAATATCTGTCTTGCCCTGACGATTTTCTGTCTACCTACTCGTTAGCAGTGATTGACGCTGCTGGTGTGTACACGTTCTTGCTTAACAAAGATGTTAACTTCATCCGTGAAGCGTACCCACAGCCAACCGATACAGCCATTCCTAAGTACTACGCCTTGTTTGGCCCAACGGTTACGTCTTCTACGATCAGCAATGAGTTGTCGTTTATCGTGGGCCCAACACCAGATGCTACATACAGTGTAGAACTGCATTACTACTACTACCCGCAATCAATCACAGTTACCGCTTCTGGGCAGACTTGGTTGGGCGACAACTTTGACACAGTCCTCTTGTACGGTTCGCTGGTTGAAGCGTACACCTACATGAAGGGCGAAACTGACATCATTACTTTGTACGATATCAAGTACAAAGAAGCACTTGCGCTTGCTAAACGCCTTGGTGACGGTCTGGAACGCAGCGATGCGTACCGCAGTGGTCAAGCGCGGGAAGCCCCGTTGCCACAGAATTTCGGGGTTAAATAATGGCGTTTACAGGCAATTGGGCAACCAACACGTTTAAGACAGGCATGCTGGGCGGCGTGTTTAACTTTGATACTGGGACTTCTCAAGTATTCAAGATTGCTTTGTACACCAACGCAGCCACACTAGATGCCACTACAGCAGCCTATACAAGCACGGGTGAAACGTCTGGCGGGAATTACGCGGCTGGCGGGCAAATTTTGGTTATTAGCCAAGTTCCGACAATTGGCACCCAAACAGGCGCTGCAACAACGTACTTATCTTTTACAAACGCCGCATGGAGTGGCGCAATCACCGCACGAGGCGCGTTGATTTACTTGGCTAACGGCACAACAAACCCAACGGTTTGTGTGTTAGATTTTGGCGCAGACAAGACCTCAACAGCAACCTTCACCGTACAATTCCCAGCAGTCACTAATACGTCTGCGATTATTCGACTCTCATAGGAGCCACCATGCACAAAGAACAATCAGGTTTTGGCGATAACGCCGTAGCCACCCTGCAAGCTAATGCGTCCATCCCAGAGGGTATGGGTATTGAGGGTTACTACCAAGTCGAGTGCCGTGACGCACAGGGCAACCTCAAGTGGGACGAGGCGTTCCCTAACTTGGTGGTAGCTGTTGGCAAAGAGTTGTTGCTGGACACCCTGCTCCGCACATCTGGAACATACACCACCGTTGGGCCATTCCTTGGCCTGATTAACAACAGCACCACGTTTGCAGCAGCAGACACCATGTCTTCTAAGACGTGGACAGAGTTGACTACCTACACCGTTGGCGGCTCAGCGGTTCGCGGCACAGCGGTATTTGCGGCGGCTAGTTCGTCTGGCTTAACTCCATCGAACGTGACTACGTCTACAGCCACAGCGATTACTTACACAATGACAGGTTCTGCTACTGTGTATGGTTGTTTCTTGGTGACAGGTACTGGCGCAGTCAGCACAATCTCTAGCACTGCGGGTACTTTGTACTCCGAAGGTAACTTCAGCACTGCCAAGACTGTTACTTCTGGCGACACCGTAACTGTTACCTACTCGACTACTGCGACTTCATAAGGGGTCTTAAATGGCTCTAGCCCTCAATGACCGGGTACAACAGACTGGCACAGCCAACACCACAGTAAGTTTTACGCTTACTGGCTCTGTCGCGGGCTTCCAGTCCTTTGCCGTGGTGGGCAATGGTAATACCACCTACTATTCTTCCTTTGACGCTACGGGCAATTGGGAGGTAGGGGTTGGTACATATTCAACGACTGGCCCAACGCTAACGCGTACAACTATTCTGTCGTCCAGCAACTCCGGTTCAGCGGTTACGTTCAGCGGTACGGTCAATGTCTTTGTAACCTATCCATCTAGCAAGTCTGTTAATTTAGACGCATCTGGTAACGTCAGTCCGTTGGGCACAATTGCTTCTGGTACTTGGCAAGGCACAACCGTAGGTGTGGCTTACGGCGGCACAGGCGTAACTTCCTCCTCTGGCGCTAACTCGGTGATGATTCGTGATGCTAACCAGAACGTATCTATTAACCGACTTAACCAATCCAATACCTCTATTGCGGCGGCAGGTGGCACAACGGCGCTAACTGCGGCATCTAGTTACTCTCAGACCCTTACTGGCACAGGCAACCAGACTTACACAATGCCAGATGCGACTACCCTGAGTACAGGCGTAGCGTTTGGGTTTAACAATAACGCAACTGGAACACTGACACTCCAAGACTATGCCACTGGCTCGATTGGAACGATTACCTCTGGTGGCGCGATTGAACTTGTATTGGTATCTAACGCCACTGTTGCGGGTACATGGGACTACCACGGGTATCTCCCAGAGAATGTGACTTGGGGTACTAACGCCCTTAACATGAACTCTACGGTCATCACAGGCGGTACATGGCAGGGTGGAACTATTGCTAGTAATTATGGTGGTACAGGGCTAACAAGCTACGCCGTTGGTGACATTTCTTACTACGTTTCTGGCACTGCCCTGTCTAAATTGCCAATTGGTGCAAACGGGTATGTTTTGACTTCAAATGGTACAGGCCCAACATGGGCAGCAAGCACCGCAGCCTCAGTTGACCAAGCGTACTATTTTGCTTTTATGATGGGATAAGAAATGGCTACCTACACCAACGTATCGTATGGGGTTAAGAACGTAAGCACGAGCGGTTCAACCGTTACAACAGTTTCTTCTGGCACATTGGCTGTAGCCAGCCTTGTGGTGTCCAACACTTCCGTTTCCCCGATTACCTGTGACGTTTACATCACCCGTTCGGCGGTTAACTACTATTTAGTAGAGACAGCAACCGTCCCAGTTGGCGGGTCGTTAGAGGTAATTCAAGGCAACAGGATTATTTTGCAGGCTTCAGATGTTTTAGTAGTACTCTCAAGCGCAGCAACATCGGCAGACGCTTGGGTATCAGGATTGACGGTGGTCTAAATGGCGTATCTAGGCAACACCCCTACACAGCAGGCGTTTACACCAGCCATTGATTATTTTAATGGTAATGCCTCTGCCACGTCATTCACGCTGTCTCGCCCCGTTGCGTCTGTGGCGCAGGTACAGGTAACTATTGATAACGTAGCCCAGAATCCTAGTTCTGCTTACACGGTCAGCGGTAACACAATCACATTTACCTCTGCTCCGTTGCTTGGGACTAACAACATCTACGTGTACTACACAAGCCCCATTACTCAGGTCATTACAACTGGTACTGAATTACCAACGGTAGCTACGCCAACCAACGTAACACCTGCTCAAGGGGCGACTTCCGTATACGACCCTATAGCTATGACGGGCACAGCATACTATGCGTTATATGCGTACCCACAAAACAGCAGTCAATGGCAAATATCTACAAGCCCCATTTTTGCTACAACGGCTTACGATAGCGGCGATCAAGGCGCAGTAATTACTTTTACTAAACCGTTTGGAAGTATAAGTACTAATACTTTGTACTATTGGAGGGTACGGTATAGGAATGCCGTCACTAGTGTTTGGTCAAACTGGTCTTCCCCAACTTCGTTTACTACAGCTACATCGTTTGACTATGCAGTTCAATACCTTGTTGTTGCTGGAGGTGGCGGTGGTGGCGCTGGTCAAGGTGGTGTTGGGGCAGCGGGCGGCGGTGGTGCTGGTGGACTTAGGACTGCATCTGGTTTTTCTGTTTCGCCGGGTTCTGTTGTAACTGTTACTGTTGGTGCTGGTGGCGCAAACTCTACGGCGGGTAATAATTCTGTATTTTCAACCATTACTTCAACAGGAGGTGGGCGTGGAGGAGGCGCTTCTGGTGCAGCAACTACTGGTGGCTCTGGTGGCGGCGGTAGGGGTAATAGCGGGGCAGGAGCCGCAGGTACAGCCGGACAAGGTACTAGTGGAGCTTCATCAGGTGGTTCATATGGTGGTTGCGGTGGCGGCGGTGCTTCCGTTGCTGGTACAGCTAACAGCGGCTATTCTGGTGGAGCAGGGGGAAGCGGAACAGCTTCTTCCATAACAGGCTCTAGCGTAACTTACGGAGGTGGCGGTGGCGGCGCTGCTAATGATAATAATAGTGCTGGTGCTGCGGGTGCTGGTGGTGGAGGTGTTGGCGGCGTTAATACTGGAGCAGGCAATCCCGGAACTGCCAATACTGGCGGCGGTGGCGGCGGTGGAGGTCAGGGGTCAGGTATAGGCGGAGCAGGCGGCGCAGGCGGTTCTGGTGTTGTAATTATTTCTGTACCCACTGCAAACTATTCTGGCACAACAACAGGTTCACCAACAGTGACAACAAGTGGCTCAAACACTATCTTGAAATTCACAGCCTCTGGCACTTACACAACATAAGGAAATCACATGTCACATTTTGCAAAAGTAGTAGACGGCACGGTCACACAAGTTATTGTTGCTGAACCTGAGTTCTTCCAAACCTTCGTGGACTCAAGCCCCGGTGAGTGGTTTCAGACTTCATACAACACCTACGGCGGTCAGCATCGTAACGGCGGTACTCCATTGCGTAAAAACTACGCAGGTATTGGTTACTCCTACGACCGCACAAAAGACGCATTTATCCCACCAAAGCCATTTGCAAGCTGGGTGCTAAACGACGATACTTGCCTATGGAGCGCACCGACACCGATGCCAACAGACGATAAGGTCTACGAGTGGGATGAGACAACTACGTCTTGGAAAGAAGTAACAAGGGCTTAATATGGCTATCAGCACAATAAGTCAGGCAGGTTTAAACGCACCAATAACTTTAACCAGCCCTGTAATTGCTGGTACGCCTACAGGCGTGGGTGTTCTTACATCTGGAACTGCTGTTGCATCCACATCAGGTACTTCGATTGACTTCACCAGTATCCCTGCTTGGGTTAAGCGCATTACTGTGATGTTAAACGGCGTTTCAGTAAGTGGTACAGGCAATTTAAGTATTTTGATTGGGCCTGTTGCTGGAGTTGAATCTACGGGGTATGTCGCTAATTCTGTATCTATTTTAACTTCAACGCTGGCTAATTATAATACCACAACTTCATTTTTATTATCAGGAAATAATGCTGCCGCTGCAACATATCAAGGTTCAGTAATTCTTACAAACTTATCTGGAAATGTTTGGACTGCACAAGGCGCTTTATCAAGACTTGGTGATTTTGGTTATAGCTATTTAATTAGCGGTTCAAAAACATTGGCTGGCGTATTGTCTATTGTCAGAATAACTGGTAACGGCACAGACACCTTTGACGCTGGCTCAATCAACATCTTGTACGAGTAACCTATGTCATACATCGGCAACACCCCAACTTCAATTGCATTTCTGACGGATACGTTCAGCGGGGATGGAACAACTGTAGGCTACACCATGACGGTGGCCCCTGCCAACACGTCTTCAATCATTGTTGCTGTAACGGGCGTACTCCAAGACCCAAGTACATACTCTGTATCAGGCACAACCCTGACCTTCTCAGCCGCTCCACCAAGCGGTACAAGCAACATCAGCGTCAGATACCTTGGCATCCCAGCCAGCGGCGTGACGACTACAGCCTACAGAACCGTAACGAACTTCACGGCGACAGCGGGCCAGACATCATTCAGTGTTCCTTCCTACACCGTTGGCTACATCGACGTTTACAGGAACGGGGTACGGCTAGTAAATAATGGAACTGACTTTGTAGCCACCACAGGCACAACGGTAGTCCTAAACAATGCCTGCACAGTAGGAGACAGCGTAGTCACAGAGAGCTTCTTGGTAAGTTCGGTGCTGAATGCCATCCCCGCCACTGCGGGTGCGGTGAACTCAACTTACATTGCTGCTGGCGCAGTGGGTACAACTCAAATTGCTGCAAGCACAACACTAACAACCCCAAAAGTGACAACAACCATTGGTGTTGGTAACGCTACTCCATCAGGTTCCGGTTCGGGCATTACTTTCCCTGCAACCCAATCAGCATCATCTGACGCAAACACGCTAGATGATTATGAGGAAGGGACTTGGACACCTACATATGTTTTTTCTGGTGGGAATGGAACTGCTGCATTCAGTCTTACAGCAGCAACATACACAAGAATGGGGAATATGGTGTTATTAAATCTTTATTTTAATTTTACAAAGGGCACTGCAAGTGGTAATTTCACAGTAACTGGAGTACCTTTTGGTGCAAGCGCACTTTCGCCGTGCGCAATTGTTTTTGATGGTGGCGGCGCAGCTTCAAATGTAGTTACTTCGGAAATTTCAGTATCTACAATATTTTTTTATGTTACACCGCAATCAACTTCTTATTCATCGCAGTTGACCGCAGCTCAAATGAACGCTGGCCCGTATACAAGATTAACTTGTAGTTATAGAGTAGCTTAATTAACTAACGTGGATTTGTTAGCCGGACATAAAAAAGGAATAAATATGGCACTCACAGAAACCAAGGTCGTTGACCAAATTACAGTCACCGAAAACGGTATAGTCTTGTATCGGGAAGCAACACGCATACTAAAAGATGGTGAGCAGATAGCACAGACATATCATCGTACAAGCCTAACACCAGCACAAGACTTAACAGGTCAACCAGCCAATGTAGTGGCAATATGTAATGCCGCATGGACAGATGAAGTCGTAGCCGCATACCAAGCCCAAATTGCCCAGCAGGTAATAGCATGACATTCGCAGTAAACATCGCCCAAGGCGGCTCAAATAACACAACGATGCGTAACCGCATCATCAACGGCGCAATGGTGATTGACCAGCGTAATGCGGGGGCGAGTGTTAGCGCTACCACTTCAGCATATTCTGTTGATAGGTGGCTTCCTTATGCGGGTCAAACATCAAAAATGACTGCCCAGCAAAACGCGGGTTCAGTAACTCCGCCAGCAGGATTTGTAAATTATTTAGGGATTACATCCTCTTCTGCTTACAGTGTACTTTCTTCAGACATTTTTGGAGTATTCCAGTATATTGAGGGTTATAACGTCGCAGACTTGGGGTGGGGGTCTGCAAACGCACAGCCAATTACATTATCATTTTGGGTGCGTTCTAGCTTAACTGGTACTTTTGGCGGGGCTTTGCGTAATTCTGCTGCTGACAGAAGCTATCCTTTTACATACACCATTTCTTCAGCAAACACATGGGAATACGAAACAATAACTATTCCCGGTGATACATCAGGAACTTGGCTAACAACTAATGGAGTTGGTATTAGACTTCAGTTTGGATTAGGTGTTGGTTCAACTTTTAGTGGAACTGCTGGAGCGTGGGCCGCTGGTAATTTTATTTCAGCCACGGGCGCGGTCAGCGTAGTCGGCACATCAGGCGCAACCTTCTACATCACAGGCGTACAGCTAGAAGCAGGTACAACAGCATCCCCATTTGAGTACCGTCTGTATGGTACGGAGTTGATGCTGTGTCAGCGGTATTATTGGCAAGGTTTAGGTGTTTCGTCATATAACGGAACTGCGGCCACAATTGCTTTGGCATCTTCTAACTTTTGGGGGCAACAAATGAGAACTACTCCAACAGTTAGTGTGGCAACAGGAGGCGTTCTTGAAACTCGATCGCATGGGGTTTTAACATATGCCGCATCAGTTGCAAGTGGTGCGTACTACACACCAAACACCATAACGGCATCTGCGGAGCTATAAATGTACAAACTACATCCTTCAAACAATGAAATAATAATGCGTGTTGCAGACAACGCCTTCATCCCCTTCGACCCCGCCAACACAGACTACGCCGAGTACCTACGCTGGCTTGCTGAAGGCAACACACCAGAGCCAGCAGAGGAGAACCAATAATGGCTTTAACACAAGTAGCAGGTGGACTGATAGCCTCTGGGCAAACAATAACCAGCCCAACCCTTTCCAGTCCAACAATTAACGGGACTCCAGTAATGGGCGCAAGCGTGATTACGTCTGGCACTGCTGTTGCGTCTACTAGCGGTACAAGCATTAACTTCACCAGCATCCCATCATGGGTTAAGCGGATTACTGTGATGTTTCTGGGAGTTAGCACTAGCGGGACAAGCAACTACCTTATTCAGGGTGGTGCAGGTTCGATTGAGAACACCACCTACGTCTCCAATGCAAACACAAATGCAAATATTGCTGGAAGCACCATAGGTTTTATCCTAACTGGAGCGGGTAGTGCTGCTGACAGTCAGCAGGGTACTTTCACGATGGTCAGCATGGGTGGCAACAAATGGACTTCCTCGCATACGTTATGCAGAAGTGACTTAGCAGCGACCACTTACGGAGCCGGAACTAAGACATTCTCAGGAACCCTTGACCGCATCCGCATCACCACTGTAAACGGCACAGACACCTTCGATGCTGGCTCCATAAACATCTTGTACGAATAATGTTCGGAATAGCAGCGTTTGCCCAATCGTCCTTTGCCTCGCTTGGCGGGACGGCATTCGTTCTATCCATCTCTGAAGACATTGCCTTAACCGACTTTAGCGCCCAAGCGTCTGCATTTCTGCAATCCGTCACCGAGCCAATCGGGGTAGACGACGTTGACAACGACGCAGGGACTAATTACTTTGGCAGCGTTACAGAGACAATCACGCTGGACGACTTCAGCGCACAGGCATCTGCGTTCCTGCAATCTATAGCAGAAGACATAATCCTTTCGGACAGCCAAGCAGTATTTGCCGACTTTGCTGTATCCCAGACAGAAGACATCGTCCTCGAAGACAGCCAAGCCGTTTACACAGCTATGCTAAATGACCGTGCAGAACCGTTTACCGTGGAAGACAGCAACACCCAGCAGTCTGCGTTCCTACAGAGCATTACAGAACCAATCGCCGTAGACGATATACGGGCTATGACGGCGCAGTTTGCCTTGGCTATTTCCGAAGCTATTACGCTAGAGGAAGCTAAAGCCATTGCCGCCCAGTTTGCAGCCAACATTACCGAAGACATTACGGTTGCTGAAGCCATCACCATCATTTCTGTGTTCTTCTTGGACGTTACAGAGAATTTTGGCGTAGATACCACCCAGACCGCCATCCTTGAGTTTTACCTTGCCATCATTGAGAACATCAGTATTGAGGACGTACCAGCCGTCCAAGCTGCGTTCCAAGCTGCCATTGCCGAAAACATCAATTTGCTGGACAATACAGAGGTAGCGGGCTGGATTAAAATTATCGACGACCAGACGGCGAACTGGGCGGTAATCAATAACCCTGAAACAGCAAATTGGGCCACGTTAAGCACTACCCAAACTGTGGACTGGGCGGTAATCAATAACCCTGAAACAGCAGGCTGGACGGCAGTGGATACAACGGATTCCGCAGGCTGGACACCCATAGACAACTTACAGTAAAGGTAAACCATGTCAAGTACATATTCAACCAACCTAGCCCTTGAGCTTATTGGAACAGGCGACCAAGCGGGTAACTGGGGGTCAACGACCAATACCAACCTTGGAACGCTATTGGAGCAGGCGGTTTCTGGCTATGTAACGCAGGGCGTTAGCACTGGAACAGATACTACGCTGGCTATGACTAATGGCGCTTCTGCCACTGCGCGTAACATGTTTATTGAGTTGACCGGCACAGGCGGAGCAAGCACTAACTTAATCGTGCCAGCTAACAAAAAGCTGTACTTTATATACAACAACACCACAGGCGCTGTTACGGTCAAAGTTACAGGACTGACCGGGGTTTCAGTTCCAGCCGCAGCCAAGATGGTGCTTGCATCTAACGGCACAGATATTGTGACGGCTACCAACTATATGGCAGGCGCTACGTTTCCAAGCCCTACGCTGACAGGAACTCCTGTTGCACCAACAGCGTCTTTTGGGACTAATACAACTCAAATAGCTACGACAGCGTTTGTTCAGGCTGCGCTTCAGGCACTGCACCCCGTTGGTTCTATTTACACCAGCACATCTGCCACCAATCCGGGCACATCTTTCGGGTTTGGCACTTGGGTGGCGTTTGGCGCGGGGCGCGTTTTAATTGGTGATGGCGGAGGGTATGCTGCGGGGGCTACGGGCGGCTCTGCTGATGCGATAGTTGTAACGCACAACCATACAGCAACGGTTACAGACCCCGGACACTTCCACAATTACGATTATGTAAGTTTTCCTGTCCAAGCAAACCAATGGGTAGGCTATGCCTCAGACCCCGGCCCAACTTATACATCAACACCAACAACAACTAAAACTACGGGTATTACAGTCGCAAACACTTCCGCTGGCGCATCAGGTACAAACGCCAATTTGCAGCCATACGTTGTTGTTTATATGTGGAACCGGACTGCATAATTTATGGACGCGCTGCCCATCACTAGCAGAGGCTGAAGGTGATAGATGTCGCTTCAGCACAAATACCTTGGCCCAACACCGAGACAAAAATCGTGTTGGTATGCCGTGTTGTGCTGCCGAGTGAGAAGTACGGAGCGAATGAATTTTTAGATAAAGACGGAAGGGTGTGCCGCTGGGTTCTGGAAGTCAAAAATGATCGACCCAATTAGCGCATTTGCCATAGCCCAAGGAGCCATTAAAGGTATTCAGGCCGCAATAAAAATGGGTAAGGATGTCCAAGGAATCACGAATGACGTGATGAAGTTTTTTGACGCAAAGGAAAAGGTAGCCAAGGAAGCGGTTAAAGACCCAAAGAAGAAATACAGTTCGGACACCAGCCAAGCTATGAGTACTGTCATGCAACTGCATGAATTAAACAAAGCTGAGGAAGAATTGAAGTGGCACTTCATCAACCAAGGCCACAGCCAGCTTTGGAGTCAGATTCTGCTTGAGCGCAACAGCATAGTGCAGCGTAGGCGAACGCAAGAGATATTGGATGCTAGGGCGGCTAAGAACCGCAAGCAAGAGATAGACGAAGCCATCACGATGGGATTGTGCATACTGGTGGCTGCGGCCATCTTTATCTTAGTGGCTTGGGGTGTAATTGCAATGAAAGGGAAGCTATGAGCGAAGGAACGTTAAACGCTAATTCAACCCTTGACAAAGTTCTTGGGTATGTAGATTCGCCGTTTAAACTTGCCGCCATTCTTGTCATGGGCGTGGTTGCTTTCGCTGGTTATTTTGTGTACACAAACCAAGACCTACTTATTGGGGCTTACAAAGAATCCAAGAAGATACCCAGCATTGCCGAGGACCGTGTTGAGGATGCCTCCGCCCACTTGTTCAAGACCACCAACGCCACTATCGTTGCGGTGTTCAAAGTCAACCCAATGTTTGGAACTCGTGTGCTGTACCGAGCCTACGCCAAGGATGGGCGAGACAAAACCAATGACGGGCTGGATGTGGGGCTGTTTACACAGAACGCGGCAAACAATGCCGACGTCGTGAAGCTAATGGCAAACGAAATCCCTTGCGGGGAGTACCGCACGGCGCAGTCTGAAATGGGTATTTGGTACATCAACAAAGGCGTTACCTATACTTGCAGAATCAGTGTTCCACCAGAGCCGGGGCGGTTTGTGGGGCAGATAACCGTGGGATGGGAAACCGAACCCGAAAACTTAGAATCAGCACGAACCATGCTGAGTATTGCAGCAACCATGTTATCTAGGAGTAAACAATGACCTTGAGTGACCTGAACCCACTTGCCGCTATT